GGAAGGGACTCGAACCCCCGACCTTCTGATTCGTAGTCAGAATTTTTGAGCGATTTTCAACGAAAATGAGTTTAACTGTTACTCTATTGTTGCATTATAAGTGCTTTACGCGGTCTCGTTCTTCGGCCTTCTTTGCGTCGTTCCACTTGTCCATGGTGCCCACCAGATAGCCGGTGATACGGCGGACGCGCTCAAAGGGGATGTTGTTACCAATATCCATATTTTACTCCTTTACCGTTTGGATTTCCAGTTGGACGAGCTGGCATCCCAGAATGCATCTTTCATGGCCTCGCTCATGTCGCTGTCATTCAGCCATGCACGGGCCTCGCTCTGGTTAATGCCCGTCTTGCCGTCCGTGTTCGCGTACTTCCGGTAGGCAATCCAGTTCATCAGCCCATCAATGCCATACTGATTGTAGATGTCAATGCGCTTCTGCTCTTCGGTGCCAACGGAGTAGTCAGGCACAATGTCCAGTGCCGCAATCTTGCCTGCGGTGCTGTACAGCTCAGGGATAAGCTGCACTTGCTGCTCTTCGGTGTAGCGAGAATCCAGCACGGCTTCGGCCATGTCCTTGCGCAGCTGGCCAGACTGTGTTGCAAAGTCGGTGTACTCCTGCGGCGAAAGCTGATAGCTGTGGCGCTCCTTGTTGGATGTCCACGACACTTTCTTTTCAGCGACTTCCGGAATTACGCTGTTGTCGCCAGAGCTGTTGGCCAAATCCAGCACACCCTGCTTCACAGGGTCGTCCGTTGTCTCGCTGTAGTAACCGGGGGAGAGCATATTGTATGCCAGCCGCCCGGCAAAACTTCCGCCGGTGTTCGGTTTGGTGTCGCCGAATGCATCAATGTACGGCTGCCCAGTCTCGGACAGGAACGGGATTTTGTTGCGGATTTTGTTTGCTGTGTAGCCAATGTCGGACTCAAGGCCGGTTGTGCCGCTATATGTACTGCGCCGCACGGGGTCAATGCTTCTGGCGACTTGCCCAGCAAGCGTTGGAATGCCCTGTGTTGCATAGCTGCTCAGGGATTGTTTCGCCATGCCGTAGATGTAAGGGTCCTCGGAGTAGCGCAAAGATTCAAGGTTGTCATTCAGCCCCTGCAAGAAGGACATTTCCAGCAAAGGCTCAAGCACTTGCTGCGACGCGGACGCAACGCTATTCAGAGAGGCCCCATCACTTGCAGCCAGCTTTGCATACTCTGCTCCGGCAAACATCGGAATAGCGGCAGCGTTGGCCCAGTCGATGGTGTAGCTGTGCAGCTTCCCGTCGTCGTCCACCAGCTGGAGGCTGTATTCTTGGCGGCCTTCCAGATTTGCCTTGTCCTTTTCATCGTCGCTAATTCCGGCAGTGAGCAAGCCCTTCTCGGCCAGGATTCCGCCCAGGGCAAACAGCAAACTACCCGTGACGGAAGCCGCCGCATGATCGAGCATCAGGTTTACATCGCCAGTGCCACGCGCAACCTTGATGCCCTCTGCGGCAGTAGACACAAAGCCCAGCGGGCTATACTGCAAGCTCTGCTTTGCCACATTGATGGGCGTTTTCACAAAGGGCAGCTGGCCTTCCACGATGTCGCCCAGCACACGGGATGCAAAGTTGTCGGAACCTCGCAAGTCGGCCTTGAATTTGGCCACGGCAGAGGCGGTTTTGGACTCCGCATGGTAAGTGTTGATTAGTGCCTGTTGGATAGCATGTGCTCTGGCCTTGTCAAGCAAATCCAAACTTTGTGCGTCCGTCGCGTCGAAAATGCTTGCGTCCGCGCCGTTTGCTTTGAGGTATTGCGCCAACGACCATGCATAGTTGTTTTTCAGGCCAGCAACGCCGAGAACGCCCTTGTTTGTGCCACTCGCAGCAGAATCCTGAATCCAGTCAATCGCGGCATCCATGGCTTTGTTAATGCCGCGCAGACCTTCCAATACACCAAAAGTGCCCTCATAGTCGGAGACTTCCAGTGGCGCGCTTGCCCTTGCAGCTAGGCTGTCCAAAGCGGACAGGAACTTGGTTACAATGTTGTTACTATCAGGGGATGCAAGGTTCCGAAATGTTTCGCGGTGTTGCTGCATGTCGCGCGCCAGATTCATGCGCTCGCTTGTGCCGGAAAGCTGACGATAACTGTTCAGATCGGCATCGTTGGCGGAAGCTGCAAGCAGTGCGCGACCGTTCTCGGTGAACGGGGTTACAATCGCCGTTGTGCGTTCAACCTTTCCAGGGGCAACTTTGTTAATCATCCACTCCATGGATGCAAGCACAACGTCCTTTGCACGGGCGTTCAGGCCCATTGACACGTTGCCGCCGATGTTTTTCTCGTTGGTACGAGCACTAAGCAACATAGATGTGTAGCGCCATGCGTCCCATGCGTCGCGGAAAGAGCCACTCAGATTTTGCGCTGCAATGGTTGCCACTTCGCTTTCCATCAGCACCCGGTCGCGGCTGTTCACGGGGAGCTGTTCCGCCCGCTCTGCAAGGTTGAGGATTTGCTGGCACTGCTCCGCAGTCAAGGGCTGTACGCCAAATTTCGACGCGGCATAGGCTTTCACATCTTCGTTGTCGTAAACGCCCATGCGCAAAAGCTCCAAAAATTGGTCGTGCGTGGACTTGCTCGTTTTGCCTTTCCCGCCCCGGATGGCTTTCAGGTTTGCGTCCGCCGCTTCCGACAATGCTTTGGAATACTCGTTCATGGCCATTTCGGCAATGCGTTGTGCTTGCGTGTCGTCCATGTCGAAGGTGTCCTGAATGCGCTCCTGAATTTCTCGAAGAGTGGACTGTTTGTCCCCACGACCTTTTTTGACTAGGGCCTTGAAGTCAAGCCCTTGATCTTTGGTGTACTTGGACACAAGTTGCTTTATCGTGTCTTTCCCGTACAAACCGGATTCTCCGGCGTCATCGAAGAATGCTTGCAGGCGGCTGCTCATGTCAGCGTTGTCTTTATACCTTTCGGTAAGCGCTTCCTTTGCCGCTTCCCATACATGCGAGTATGTCTCTTGATTGTCCAACGCGGTTTGCAGCTTTTCCTCAACCGTCAGCTTCGGCTTTTGGGGCCGTGCACCTTTTTCGGTGTCGCTTGTCGCCATCTTGGTCAGCTGGGAAAGCATTTCGCTTTGTACAACGTCCTCAACACTGGATTCTTTCCCGTCCGTTACGTGCCGCTTTACGGCAGCCGCCAGCTTGCGGCTCAGTACATCTTCGGCAGAGGGCTGGTTCGCCTCATCCTGCGTTTTTTCTGTCCGCTTGCCGCGTTTTGTCGCATTGCTGGGCTGTGCATCCGTGTCTGTGGCCTGCTGCTGCACAGCTTCAATGGCTTTCTGCACCGCGTCATTGGCTTTTTGCGTGGCCGTATCCTCTGCGTTTGCAACGGCCGTCTCCACATCGCCCTTGTATTGGTCGAACTTTCGCTTGTTTTTGCCATTTGCTACACGGTCAACGGCGGTCTTGATGCTCTTCTGCGACTGCATCACGGCGGTTTCCGGAGTGGTAAACTCCTGCGTCATTTGCAGTGCTTGCGCATTCATGGTGTTGGATTCACTAATGCGCTGAGTAAACTTCATCTTTTGGGCAAGAGCCTGCTTATATGCGTCTCCGCTCTTGTCCATGTCGCCCAAAGCCAAATCCCACTCGCGCAGCACGCTTCCGGCCAGCGCGGTGTCATCTGCGTCCCACTGCTCTTTGCTGGTCAAGCGGGACACGATCTCGTCACGGCTTTCGGTCTCCATGCTGTTGGCCGCAATTTTCATGCGGTCTGCGTTGCTCACACGCTCGTGGGTAAACTTTTGCTCGCCGCCTTGATCTCTCTGCACAAGAGGTTGCAGGTAATCATTATCGGTGTCGCGCGTCATATGGCTCTGGCTGGCAACTTCGGGCCGGTCAAATTGCCGTTGGGCCGCGCCTACCGTGTTGGGATGGTCAGCCAATGTGGGGATAGGCTCTTGCACACTCTGGTTTGCGGTGGGCATGAGTTCAGGAATGCTGCCGCTTTCGGCGGGGGTGGTGAGCAGACTGTCGCGGTATGCCAGCGCCTCGTCGTAGTCGTCGAATACGGGAAGGTTGGCAAGCTCTACATCGGTCTGCATATGGAAGCCGCCGTCAGCTTCGTCCATACGTAATCGTCTCGCAATGTCTTGCGCCGTTACGCCGTCGAGCAGCTTCATCACATAAACATCTTTCGCGCCGTATGTCCAGCCGTCTTCCACCGCTCCCGCATTGAACGGGATACGGGCGACTGCCTCGAAGCCTCGGCCGTTGTATGTATGTACTAACTCGTCGCCGTAGCAGTCCAGTTTGCGCCCGCCGTTTTCCACGGCAGTAATCAAAAGGGAGGTTGCCGCCTGCTTCGCCTTACTTTGCGGGTTCTTGAACACCGCTTCAATGTCTCCGTCCGCCGTCACCAGCGCACCGGCCATATTGTCTGCGTTCATAAAAGTGATGGTCCCGGGCTGGTTCAGCTCTTCGACGGTTTTCGGGCTCACCATGAGGCCATGGGGATTCTTCTGTCGGGCCTCTTCCAACGCAGTCGAAAAGAGCTGAGGGTCACTCGATGTGTCTCTCAGCTCAAGGGGGGTGGCCCCGCTCTGTTCGATGGCTGCCTGCGTTCCCGGAGATACCGTCAAAAATCCACGTAGTACTTGACTTCCTCTAGTGGTGTCCCGCTCGCCCACAAGGCCCTCGCCAGATTGCGCTCTCCCCCCGTTTTCAGGGTTGCGTAATAATTCTGGAATTCTTTCTCGTCCTTCTCCGTTCGGTTCCGCAATACTTCCGCTTTCGCTTCTCGTTCCGTCATAGCTCGCACCTCCTGTGTAGGTCTCATTGGTTCCATCATATCCTGTGTTGGCTGTACTGTCAATGGAATGCAGGTACGGAATTTCATTCTGCGCACCTGTCCTCAGTGCGTTCCGCGTCTCGCTGCTAGTGTCCGGCAGCTTCACGCCCGTGGCCTCTTCAAACGCTTGCCGCAGTTCGCCGCCGGGCTTCAGCTGGTCAATCTGCTTGTTTGTCAACGTGCCGTTGCGGTATGCATCCACAATCACGTCAATGGCCGTTTTCGGGGTTGCATTGGGTGTTACCACGCCAAGCTCCGGAATGCTTTCCTGCGTGGCCTCTAGCGGCTGCTGTGCGACGGTTTCAGGACTGGGTGATACAGATTCAGGTTCGGGGAATACGGAGGTTTCAGGGGCGGGCGATACCGGTTCTGCCTGCTGCACATCCGTGTCCACAGGGGCATTCTCTTGCGCTTCACGCAAGCGATTCACGCCGCTGCCAATGAGAGAGCTTCCGGCCGCACTGATTGCGCCGCCCAGTGCGCCGCCCAGCGCCTGCTGCCCAAGTTCGGCAAGGCTGAAGTTTGCATCCGGGTCTCCGGCCAAAACGTCGAGGCCGTAGTCTGCTGCATACTCAGAGGCTTCCTGCCCGCCTTCGCTCAGTGCTTGCCGGGCCATAGCGCGGACAAAACCGGGGCCGTTTCCGGCCATGAGTTCTGCGCCCTGCTCAAGGGGCAGCTTGTTGGTAATGGCGGACACTGCGCCGCTCAGGCCACTGCGCAACACAGCCTGATTCAGAGGCACACCGCGTTGTTCCAGCTCGTTTTCCCGGTTGCCTGCCGCGCTTACGCCCATGAGGGCGGGAATCAAAACGGGGGCAGCTTCTGGCACGGCCGCCGCTGCTGCAAAGGCAGGAAGGTTCTGCGCGACACTTCCGATTGTGCCCACCAAAAACCGGCCGGTGTTGTCAAGGCCCGCCTGTGCTTTCTGGTTCTGGTTCTGGGCAAAGTCCAGCATATTGCTCACAACTTGATTGCGCTCGGGGGTTACTTGATTTTCAGCCCGCACACCCTTTGCGCTTGCAATGCGGTCAAGCACCTGCTGGAATTCAGGCGTAGCGACAGGGCCGTTCGGCGTGTCGGTGTAGGCCCGGCCCATCTGAATCAGAGCGTCCCGCTGCTCGTTGGCTTCTTGCAGGTCGTCCGATGCTGCCTCATACTCCGGAATATCCATGCTTGCAGACTGACCACGGATTGCGCGAGCCGTGGCATCGCCCATGTTCGCCAAGCCAGCAGCAAAGCCGGAGACTGCACCAAGTCCGGTTGCGCCTGCGCGGCCAGCAAAAGAGTCCACGCCCAACGCGGTTGCATAGGTGTCATGCTGGTTTTGCAGTTGCCGGTATTCCCGAGTTTTGGTCTTTCCCTGCTTTTGCAGCTCCCGCATACGCTGGTTTGTCGCGGTCAGACGTGCATCCAGCTCCTGTGTCGTGAAGTTCTGCTTTGCTACAGAGGCTCGGGCTTTGGTTCTGGATTTTTGTTTTGCTGCCGTTGCTTGCGGGGTTTGGACGCCGCCTAAATCCACACTATCTTCGGCAGACACTCCACCACGCGCGGCCTTCATCCGGTTGTGCAGCGCAGTGCCTTGCACAACGCCGTCTTTGACGGCAGAAGGGACTTTTGCCAAACCTTTCACGCCAGCGACAATCCGTTGCGAAAGGCTTTTCTTTGTGGCACTGCCTTTCCTTTCAGGTGCGAAGGTTCTGCTTGCGGCTGTAAGGCTGGAAATACCGGCAGTGTCTCCGACGTTCTCCTTGATGCGCTCGCGGGTGTTCGCATCTTGGGTTTCTTTTCTTTCTTGCAGGGCCACCCGCGTTTTGGCCAGTTCTTCCAGCTCTGCATCCAGTGCTTTAAGCTCTTCCTTCTTCAGCTTCTTGCTCTTTGTGGTGGAAGAGGATGCTTTTTTCGCCGCACTTGCGGCTGCCCTTGCTTCTTTTTCTGCTGCTGCCTGGGCTGCCTTCGCTTCCTTCTCGCGCTGGGCTTCAACGGCCGCCAGCTGCTTCGTGTAGGCGGTGGTGAAACTGCCTGCAATGTCGCCATAGTCGGGCAGAGTTGTGGGTGCAGCATTCATTGCCTGCTGTCCGGTGTAGCGGGCGCTGCTCAGGCCGGTTTTGCCGCTGTTCACGGCGTTTTGTTGGGCCTTTGCATAGTTTTTAAGGTAGGCGTTCAGAAACGCTTCCTGGTCAGAATAGGGCATGGAGTCCTCCTTATTTCAAAAAAATCCCGGCCGTGTTTCAGGCCGGGCGGAGAATGAAATCAGTTGTAATAGTCCTCGTCGTCGTAACCCATCAGCTTACGCAGCCATGCGCTTACGTTGCCAGCGTTACCGCCGCTTCCCTGCGTGATGTTCACGCTTGCAGGGGTGTTAGTGGCCACAAGGTTGGCCAGCGTGGGGGCAATGTTGGAGAGCTGTGCCGCATCGCCGCTGGCCCGCTGAGCTTCCAGCTGTGCAAGGTTGTTTTGGTAGGTGTTTTGCAGGCTGGCAAGCTGCTTCAACCGCTCGGTTTCCAGCTGGTTCCGGGCGTTGCCGTAGTTGTTATTCATGCTCGCCAGAGTGGTTTCCGACGCTCCACCGTTCAAGCCCTGCGCGCTCATCTGCTGGGGCAGGTTGCGGAGGGTCTGCATTTTGTTGATGTAAGCCTGTTTCAGCGCGTCATTGGTGGTGTCGGTCAGCTGATTTGTGGCAAAGCTGAGGTTTTCCTTCTGGGCTGCCGCTGCCTTTTGATACGCTGCTTCCCGCTGTCGCCGCTGTTCTGCCATGATAGAGGCCAATGCATCTGCATATGCGTCCGCATAGCTGGGGCCACTGGAAGCGGGTGCGGCCTGAACGGCAGGTGCAGAATAAGAGGATCTGCCAGACGAAGAACCGCCGCTGCTTCCGGAGTACGTCTTTCGCACAGAGGCAGCATTCCCCGCGTTGTTGCCCACGCTCCATCCGCTGTTGTTGTACATTTTTCGAGCGCCGCCTTGTGCAGCAGCCTGCTTTTCATAGTCACCCAGGCTTACAAGCTTTCTTGCCATATTCCCATCCTTTCTAGATAAAAAAGCTCCAAGGATTTCTCCTCAGAGCTTGTTGTCAGGAAAACGCTTCTCCGATTTCCTTCAACTTGTGTTTGTACTTTCGGTGCAGCGCTGGCTGTCTGTCGAGAATCACGGCCATGTCGTAGTCCACCGCATCCAAGTCAATCATCATGCCGGTTGCGGTCTTTAACTCGTCTGCCACATCTTTCGCCATGCGCCCGATGTAGTCAGCGCCTACAACGTCTCCGCTGTTGTACAGGATTTGCGCGTGTGCTTGCAAGCTGCTCAATGTGCTGGATTCCCAATTCACCCAGCGCTTAAACATATCCCGCACGGCCATGCGCTTTGTTGCCGTGTCCACTTCAAGTCGGGTTCGGCCCATCCAACTTTCCGGCAGGATCGCCGGATTGTTTGCGTGTGCGCCCGGTATCAGGCGGTTGTAACGCTCGATGTAAAACCGCACCATGTTTCGATGTTCGGCGGCCTCGTCCATGAAGCGAAACTCTTGCAGCCGCTTGTAACCGTCAAGATGCAGGAACGTGAAGCACTGCGCCATTTGGTCGTGCAACATAATGCCTTCGATTTGTCGGGCGGATATAGCGGAGAAGATTTCTTCTCGGGTCATACCTCAGCCCTCCATAATCATGCGCAGCAGTGTGTCCACATCTCCACGGTGGAAGGTCATCCTGCCCAGCACCGGCACGTCAACCTTCAAACCGTTGTCGGGGATGCTCTCCCGCGCCGCCTCTGCCGCTAGGTCAATGTCCAGTTGCCCGTCAGCTGTCAGTCCAAACGCCTTTGCAATGGGGTTTTCTGCAAGCGAATTCATGGCGTTTCCACTTCGTGCGACAAACACATATTTAGCGGCATTTGCGGCAAACCGGCCCAGACTTCCTTCCGGCAGTCGGCTGATGATCTCTTGCTCCATATAGCGGTTAATGCCCCGCTGTACCATGTCCATGCTAACCATAACCATCCTCCTTCAAAGAGAATGGGGGCGAAGCCTAGCCCCGCCCCCATCGGCTCAGTTACCGTTGCAGCACTCGCCGCATTTAGGCAGCGGGTTGTACAGGGTCTGTGCGGTGGTGCCGGTTCCAGTGGTCACGTCCGCAACCATCTTCGGGTAGAAGGTGGCGTTCACGTAATTCAAGATGGAGTTGTCACCGCAGCACCGGCGCTCGGCTTCCAGCTTGATTTTCTCGGTCAGGCTGTCACGCACAGCGGCAATGTCCTGCCGGGCCAGCACGAAGCTGTCCTCGGTTTTCTGGTTGTGGACGGCCTGCACCGCCTGCACTTCCTCAATGCCACGCAGCCGCCCGTCAATGTACTTGTACATTTCCAGCGTCTTCTGGTCATTGTAGGTGTTCGCGTCACGCAGCGCAATGTCGGATTCCAGCTTTGCGTTCTTCTGCACGAGATCGAGCTCGTACCGGTTGATAGGCTGGTTATCGCTGCACTCGGCAACACGCCCACCGTTCAATGCCATGGCACCAAGGCCGCCCACAGCGTTCAGCGTGCCAAGGGCGGCGCCGACAATGCCAGTGGCCAGGCCAGCATTTGCCACACCTCTGGATGCATAGGTCATTTCCATACGGTTTTCTCCTTTCGTTTGGTTCGTTTACAGGGAAGGCGTTTTCCTCCCCTGATATAATCATACTCCAAACAAAGGACGTAAAACCGTATTTTTACAGCCGTATTGTTATACGCTTTTCGCCTGAAAGTTAGTGCGTATCCATGTACGTTTCTTTCGTGCTGGTTTTGCGGGGCGGCAAAATTACGCTGTATCTCTGCACACCATCGTACTTTTTCTTTAGTCTTGCAGTGATTTTGTCCACTTTCGCTAGAGACATACCCAACTTCATAGACTGTTCAACCCGTGTCCACCCGGCAACCCGCGTCCGCATTACCGCTTCCTCGTCCTTCGTAAGGATAGCAAGCCGGATAAACTCTTCGAGAATGATCTTGTTCCAAGGCACTTGATGTGCCATACTCAATCACTCCCCGCCAAGCAGCTGCTTAAACACCTGGTGCAGACCGGTGGACGCAAGGCCGGACGCAAGGCCGGACAAAATCACACCAGCGTCCACGGCAGGCCAGTGCATCCACACGGCCAGAATCACACCCAGTACGGCGCACATGGTGGGGATGTATTTGTTATCGACATCCTTCACCCACGACTTGACGACGTATCCAACGCACAGGCAGATGCCCACGATAACGGGAACCATGTACTCAGAAATGAACGAAATATCCATGATTATTCCTCCTCTAGCGCCTTCAAGCGCTGCTCATGCTGGGCCAGCTCCTTGTCGTGGCAGTCCAGCCGCTTGTAAAAAATTTTGTGACTTTCGCGGTTTTCTCCTTCCAGTTTATCCAAAGCATGCTGGAAGTTGTCCACTGCGACTGTCAGTTTTGTAATGTTGCTGTTGAGCTTGATGAGCGGGCCGCTCACAGAGCCGATCAGCCCTACAAGCACAACAACAACGCCAACCACCGTCCATTCTTGCATATCAGCCCTCCAGCAGTGCGGGGTTCACCAGACCGAGCAGCTTGTCCAGCTTGGCTTCAATGCGGCCCAGCTGCTCGGCGGTGTCGTCTTTGCCGCTGTCCGGGGCCGGAGTGGGGGCAGGCGTGGGTTCCGGCTCGGGTTCAGGTTCCGGTTCGGGCGCGGTATACTCCACGCAGCCCACCGCCAGAGCGGCGGCCTTTGCGGCGATGGCCTTCCGGTCGCCTGCGCTGGCGGGGCCGATGATGAGATAGTCGCCCGCGTCCTCGTGGGGCAGGCCTAGGCTGTCGGCCAGGGCTGCCAGGGTCTTGCGGTCGCCGCCCGATACCGGGCCAACTTTCAGAAGATCGCTCATGGGTGTATCCTCCTTCTTTTCGCCGGTGATGATCGCCGGATAGTCCTTGTAAGCGTGGTTACAGTCCACGCGCCCGGAAATGCCCGGGACGCTTCCGCTGCTGGTATACTGCCACATCCCATAGGGGCCAGTGTAGTCCGTGCGGGCGGTGTAGTGGGCCAGCCAAAAGTCATAGCGGCTCAACGCGGCCATGTCAAGATAGGCCGCAGCGAAAGACTTGTAGGTGTACATGATGCAGTAGCGCCCCAGCTCCTCAATGCGGCTCAAAAACGCCGCGCAGAGGCTCGCGTTCACAGCGCGCGAAAAGCGCTTGTACAGCGTGGCGTGCTCAAAGTCCAGAGCAATGGGCATATCGCACACAAAGCCGTCCAACATGGCGACACAGGCGCTTGCAGCCGCTCGCATGGCGGTTTCGCTCGTGCAATAGCTGTACAGATACACGCCCGTATGCAGGCCCGCAGCCTTTGCCCCGACCATGTTTTGGCGATAAAAAGGGTCCTCTGTGATGCTTCCGTCGCTGTTAATCCAGCCCTGCCGCACCATCGCAAAGCCCATGCCGGATGCTTTCACCTTGGCCCAGTCGATGGTGCCCTGATACTTCGATACGTCAACGCCCTCCATCATGCTCAATCCAGCCACCCCATTTCTTTCAGATCGGCTCGCACCTCGTCGATTTCAGCCTGCGTGATTTCGGCCAGTGCGTAGACGGGCACACCAGCCGCATCGGCGGCTGCCTTTTGTGTGCCGCCATACACAAGGGCCTTGATGGCTTCTTGCTTTTGCTCGTAAGTCATAGTTCTCATCCTCTCGATCAAATTCTGTAAATGGCCACGGCCCCGCACTCGCTATAGTTGCTGCTGCCGCTGGTGACGGAAACCCATTGACTGCCGTTAAGCGTAAATGTGCCCTGCCCGCCCCACTGAGAGCTGTTATACTCCCGCTCTGCGCCGTAAATCCGGGTGGACAAGGTGCCTGCATCCGCGATATAACAGCCGGTCAGGTCAGCGATTGCTCCGCACGCCCGGTAAGTGCCCGCCGGGAGCCAACAGCCCCAGCCGCCGAAGCCGGAGGTACCGCCCACCGTATAGGCCAGCTTGAGCCGGTTGTAAGAGCCACCGCTCCAGCGGCCGTCACCAACGGCGGCAAACATCGCCATGGCGTGGCCCCTGCCGGTGATGCCCAGCACCGTATTCCCGGCACAGAGGTTCCCGTCGTTCAGGCCGATGGTCGAGGCGACTTTGGCAAAAGTCTCGCCCACATAGCTTTCGCCGCTATAATAGCCCGCCGGGGGCTTCAGAAAGAGCCGAGACACGCCGTCCGTATTTTGGTAGGCTTGCGTGTCTCGCTCCACGGGTGTGACAGCGACGCTTGGGAAGGCGGTAGATGCACCAACAGCCCCATGCTTGCCCACCGTGTTCCGGTTCAAAATCGTGCCGGTCACCTGCTCGCCGTCCTTGCCGTGGGCGGTGGCCCCTTCCAGCAGCTTCGCCGCCGCCACGGTGTCCTTGGTCAGGTCGATTAGCACCTTGGCGTTAAAAACGATTTTACTGTTGCCCATAGCCATTACCCGATGGTCACGGTTTTGCCGCCAGATGTGTTGTCGCTCACCGCGTAGGGGATGGCGGCCACAACCACTTGTGACAGGCAGTTATAGCCTGTATCCGGCAGCACCGTTTGCGCAGTAGCTTTGGGCGTTACGCTCTTGCTTTGAGGCTTCATGCCCTCACTCCCGGACATTGTACCGCTGACCCCAAGCACGGTCACGCCCTTGCGGATGTTGGTAGGGATGAGCTTTGCCTGTTCGGTGCTGTCGATGGTCACTTTGCCGCTGCCGTCGTGGTAGCCCTGGGGCACGGTATAGGCCCCGGCCTTGGTGCTGATTGTCCCGGTCACCGCCCCACGATTAGGCATTTCGCCGGAAACTTTTGTGCCTTTCACATATGCGGTTTTCCCAGACAGAATTTCTGCCGCCGTAGCGGTGGCGTCGCCCGTTGCGGCATCGAAGTCACAGGTTCCAGTAACGGGCGCACCGTCTTTCCCGTGGGCTGTGACCCCGGCAAGCAATTTATCGGCGGTGACGGTATCGCCGGTGAGATCCATCAAGACGTCGCCGTTAAAAATCACTTTGCTGTTGTAAGTAGCTGCTGGCATGTTATGCATCCTCCCCGATGTACACTGTGTTCCCGCCCGACGTGTTGCCCACGTCCCAGCGTTTGATTTCTCGCACTATGATGTTGTCTGTGAGATATTTGTTTTCCGTTTCGAGTTCTTGTTCGCTGCCTTTCGGCGTTACTTCATACGGGCCGAGGTAATTCTCCGGCAATGCGGTTCCCCCACTGAAAGAGAAATCGAATGTTGCATCTGTACTACTAAGGTCAGCCGAAAACCGCACGTCTTCGACAACATCAAAGGTGGCAGCGAACGTTGCCTCTGTGCTGCTCCATCCCGGCATTAAATCACACCGTCCTTGAGCACTTCATCGGTCTCAGCCTCAACAATATCACTTTTGAGCGCTGTGCCATCTTTTTTGCGCAATCGGACTTGGATTCTGATTTTGCCTGCCTTCGGGTTAAAAGCAAGGGTGTCCTCTTGCCCAAGAGGCACCAGCAAATCCGTGCCTACCATTTGGCACTCTTCCAAACTTTTTTCCACCACGGTCTTGTTACGTTGCTCATACGTCACATACAAACTTGCCAGTTCGCTCTGCGTCACAGGCAACGTAATTCTATTCGTTACGGTTGTGCCGCTAGAGATTACGGTGCTCATGTTTGTCACACCTCCTATTGCTTTTAATCACACGTAGCAAATTACGCCCTTCCCGCTTGGTTTACCACCGCCGAAGTTGATATCCCATTGCACATAAATGTTTTGGTTTGCAGTCACAGAGAACGTAGCAAAGTACATGTTGTTTCGCCCTGGCGTTGCCACCACCTTACTGCCAATGGTAATTGATTTGATTTGCATATCGTGATCGGCGTTGCCCGCGAAGAAGAAAAGCAGAGTACCAGCGGCGGGAGTGGTAGCCAGACTATGCGTCGAGGTGTCGTTTGGAATAGATCCATTCCAAACCGCTTTCGTCACACCGGCCCCATTTACGCCCAGCACCGTGTTCCCGGCGCAAAGCTTGCCCGCTGTCAGGCCGATTGCGCTGGCCACTTTGGAAAAAGTCTCGCCCACATAGCTGTTCCCATCGTAAAATCCAGCAGGGGGCTGCAAGCACAAGCGAGAAACCCCATCAAGGTTGTTGTTTGTTTGCGTGTTGTCGCTATTCGCCTTGGATACGGCCACCTCGGGAAAATACTGGCTGATTCCTACGGTACCGTTTTGCCCGACGGTGTTGCGTGGCAGGATTTCACCGGTTTTAAGCGTTTTGTCGCCAGAATAAAACTTTTTGCCAGAAATCACGTCTCCGGTGTCGGCAGTGGCGAGGGCGAGCTTGGTATTCGACAGGCCCCCGCCACCATTAAAATTTATCTGCGTACCGTCCTGCGTAAAGGTCAGCCACCGGCCCGTGACGGATTCACCGGCCAGCGCATCGGCAAAGGTTTCCGCGCCCACATAGGCGGGCACTTCCTTTCCGTCCAGCATCACCGTGTCCCCGGCTTCCACGTCAGCCGTCATCTTGGCGCGGCCGCTTGTGCCAGAGCCGTTAAAGTGGTGCACGTTGTCCATCTTGGTGTGCGTGTAAGTGCTTACGCCGCGAGAGTCGGCATAGGCGAAGATGTCCTGTCGCCTGTGGTTCGGGTCATACGTGGCTTGCGTCATATCCGCACTACCAATCTGGGAAATGCGGTCGCTGATTGCTTTTTCTGTCTGGTCTTTTGTATACGCCCCAACCTGTTCCGCAGTTACATTGTGCGGATTTTCCAGGTTGTCAATGTGGCCTTGCACTGTGCGGTTTTTGCCTTTGGCGCCGATTTGACTTGCCGCCGAAGGACCTAAAAGTTCGTCCACTAGCTTATTGAACATCGGCACGATAACTTCCCGCGCCGTCTGCTCAAACTTTGCCTGCATCTCGCTTGTGGAGAGGCCGGGCGTATCAGGCAGGCCAATAACGCCTTTGTTTTGCAAATCTTCATCTGTGATTTTTGTGAAGGCCACTTACCACCACCCACTTTCGCTTGTAAATTCCGTGTCGATGTTTTCCGCCTGCCGGTTTTGCAGGCGCTCAAACGCCGTTTCAAACTCGTTGCGGTACGTTGTCGCAATCGCCAGATCATCGTCCTTGTACAGCTGGCTTGCCATGTACATTGGCACAAGTGCCGCAGCATCTTCCGGCAGGTCGATTTCTTGCGCGTCCGGCGTGTTCTCTGTGATTCTGGCAGGCTTTGCGTTGTAATACACCAGCACAGATTCAATGCCTTTTGGAACCACCAGCAAATGCCCGCCCAGAAGTTTCAAGGACACAGGCCGTGGTTCGTCTCCGTCCATACAGTATGTTTCAAAGTCTCCCACATTGAGGAAGTCAATGAGTTCATCTTCAAGGTCAAACGTTCTGGATTGTGCCGGATCTTTCGTCAGCGTATCGTGCGAACGGATGTGTTTACCCGCATCCGTTGTCGCAATCATCTGGATCGCTTCATTGGCGGCTTGCGGCATTGCCGCGAGGTAGTCCTCTGCGCCCTCATCTTCCGAGGTAAACATCTTTTGCAAGGTTGCGGTTTTGCATTCTCCCCACGTCATACGTCTGCCCCCTCCAAATGGTCACTGTCAGTCATGATCATATCCGGCTGTATTACTTGCTGTGCAGCCTGTTGCATTTGCTGCTGCTCGTCCATCTGCTGTTTGATTTCGGTTTTTACCTTCCCAGCTCCAGGGAATCCATTATCTTCTAGATAAGTCCAGAATCGGTAGCTGGTAGTCAGTTCGCTAATCGGGCCAAATGCACCGGCTTGATACTTCACGTCGGCCATATCCCACAGCCGTTCACGGTTTGCATCCATGTTCGGAGACGGGTCAACGCCGAAAATAAACTCATCGTCCCAGTACAGTTCCCCGGCGGCATCTCGCTTCAAAAAGTCCCATCGGTTGAAATGGGCGAACGTCTGTTCTCCGCCGATTGCCGTGTAAGTCATCGGGTATGGCTGGTCGGCATAGGCTAACATATACTTGAAGAGCAGCTTGTACAGCCGCCCATACGCCTGATTCTTCATCTCGCGTTTGGACTGCAAACGGCCAGCCGCCTGCTGTGCAGCAAACTGCTTTGCGCTGCCGCTGGTTGCAGATGCATCGTACTTGCCCTGATACGAATCGTTAATGCCCAGCGTACTCTTTGCCCAGCTGTAATTGCTTTCCAGCATTTGCTGTTCGCGGCTTGTGTCGGGCTGAACATTGATAACAGAAATCAACGCCTTTTCCGCCGGGTTTTTCAGCCGCATGATTTTCAGCTCTTTGTCGCTGGTTTCAACCTGAACGCCTTGCGGAAGCGTAACATAGCTGCCGCCTTTGAGCAGTTTCTCTTCAATCTTCGTGCCAAACTTCTTGATCGCGTTTTGCTGATCTTCAATCACATCAACGTCGCTCACGCCCAAGAAGCGGCCGAACATTCGCACGTTGCTGCGGAGAACAACGGGGATTTCTTTCGGCTCGTAGTACGGAATTTGCGTGGGCACGTTCGGGCCGGGCATGGTAACAGCCACGCCTTCCTCGTCCACCTGCGGGGTTCCGTCCGGGTTCATCACAAGTTCGTCTTTACCCGGGGTGCTTGCCGCAACAGTTTCACCGCCAAAAATGGTGATGTCCTCGGTCAGCTCTTGCACATCCAGTGGGCCTTCCACAAACTTTTTGCTGCCGCACTCGCACACATCGCCGGACTTCGGGCGGCCGCATTTCGCGCACACTTTACCGCGCCGTTTCTGGCAGTTGTCCAAATCTTCCAGAGTTACGTCTCCGCACCAGCTGTACAGGCCAACGCCGCCTTCATCGTTACGATAATACGCGATATTTTGAGTAACAATGCCACTTACAGAGCTCGGATTCTGCCCTCTGGCCGCCACATCATCCTCTGTTTCATCCTTGATTTCAACGCCGTACCGCCGTTCAAGGTAGCGTTTCGGCTGGCTTACAAGAATGAAAATGTACTCCATCTTGTCGATGTCGTACACGCCGGGCTGCGGAATAACCTGCTTCGGGTGGCGCTCCGTCAGCGTTACGTCGCCCAACATACAGTGATAGCCGCCATGCGGGTCCCACTCAACGTGGAAGAAGTCACCGCCCTGAATGGGGACGGTTCGTTCTTGCAGGTCGTTCAGCTCTTTCAGGTTGAGCTGCTTGCTCAGGTTCAGCAACAGAGCTTCAATCTTTTTTGCAAGCTCTTTGTCCTCTTCGTGGATAGCCGTTACGCGGGGGGCGGGGATAGAGGAATCCACCTGGCTTTCGATTAGCTCGTACACGATGTTGCGGACGTTGGTTGCCTTTTTATCTGCGTCTGTGCCGTTTGCGCCACGAATGTTTTTATCGCCACGGTACAGCGCTTCGCGGGTATCCATAATGGTGCGGTCGTACTGTTTCCTTGCGTCATCCAGCCGACTTTGCCATTTCCCCCGCTTTGTGGCATCGTCAGCAGCGTGTTTCAGCTTCTCGAACATGGCTCCTCCAAAAAAATGTCCCCACCATCAGGCAGGGACATCGGTAAATCAGGTAAGTTTAATTAGGCAGTCAGAGTAGTGCCGCCGGTCACGCCGCCGCCGCACAGGGCGATGCAACGCCAGTTGTTGAAGCCAGCGCCGAAACGGGCGCGGCCACGGAACACGTTGGCGTCGGTGTTGGGGTCAATCTCGCTCTTGACGGTCAGGGCAACACGGTCAACCCAGGGCATACACAGATAGTCGTCCTTGAACTGGCTGTCCATCATCAGGAAGAAAGGCTTGCCGCCGATGGACTTGGGCAGATAGGGCCAGATCAGCACGTTCCACAGGCCAGCCTGGAAGTTCATTGCATTCTTGTTGCTCTCAGGGTCCAGGTCGCTGGACACGGCAGCCAGAACGGCACGCTTCAGGGAAGCCACATTGGGAATGATGATGGTGTCAGGGGCGACGTTCAGCAGGTTGCCGTCGTCGTCGGTGAAGCTCTGCATGGCCTCCTGAACCTGGTCCAGAATGCTGGTGCTGAAATCAGCCTTGAAGAAGTTGCTCTGGGTCAGCTTGGTGCCCTTTGTGGCACTGGGGTGAGCAGTCGAGAACAGGGCCACGCCGTCAGCGGAAGCGGTGCTGTAGGTCTTGTTCTGGATCTTGACGGAAGTGCCAGTGCCACCGGCCAGCAGGGAAGCGGCGAACTTCTCACGAGTGCGGTTGTAGCTGGTGGAGAAGATACCGGCGCGGCTCTTGATCTTGCCGATCTTTGCATCCTCGATCATCTCCTGCGTAACCTCAAAGCTGGACTTCCAGGTGGTAGGCTCAATGACCTTGGAGAAGCCTTCCTGCATACCAGTCTTGGGGTAAGCGCCATTCTCGCCCACGTCCTCGAAGTCACCCACGCTGGTCTCGTTGGTGTACTTCTCGGCGAAGTTGGTGGAACTTTCCATGTTGAAGATGTTGGAAATCAGGCTCTTCTCCTCGAACGCCTCAACGCCGCTCTCGATCATCGCCTTGATGGGTTCTTGGCTCTTGCCGAACACGCTGTTGGCAACGCCGGAACCCTCAGAAAAAATGATGTTAGCCATATATCCTCCTTACAGGAAACGGCCACGGACAACGCCGTTGGCCTTGTTCTCGGTGGAATCGACGGTAAACACGCCGTCAGTGGCGGTGGCGGTCACGCTCAGTGCATCGGTGTTCAGGGTCACCTTGGCACCGGCAGAAGCCACGGCAGCGGTGCTGGTGGTCTCAAACACGGTGGTGGGCTGAACGCGGATGCAGGGATACAGGCCGTTGCCGTCGGCAGGCCCCATAACGATGTGAGAGGGTTTAGCGGTCGCGCCGCACTTGGCCAGACTGCCAGCGGTCAGCACAGCGGCAGAGCCGCGCGCCAGATTGGCAGCACCGGGCTGGTGCTCAAAAGGTTCCACGTCCGCAATGTCTCGCATTACAACGATAAACATGGTTACTGATCCTTTCCATATTTCTTGTGGTACGCTGCGATTTGGTCGCGCGTCCATTTAGGATTAAACTTGCGATATTCCGCGATGATTTCATCGGTCAGGCCGTCGCTTGCGTCATTCCCGCCGCCAATTGGGGCCATGTGGTCTTTACTCTTGGCGGTGTTAATGGCTGCCTGCGTGGCCGCTGCGCTCTTCTTGGCGGCCAGTCGATCGAAGAAGGCCGCTTTGAAAGCGCTCACCATATCAACGTTGCTCATCACAAGCTGGTTAAAAGTGTCAAATTCAGGGGCATTACGAAGATCGCCCAGTGTCCGGAATTCGCCGTCCAGTGCGGTGATCTGCCGCATCTGCTCATTGAATTGCCGCTGGCCGTCCGCTTCGCGCTGGGCCTGAATTGCTTCTTTCGCCTGCTTGATGACGGGGCTGTTGTTGATTGCATCATCGAGAATTTTGGGGTCGATTCCCTTCTGCTGCAAGGACTGGCGGCGTTGAATGTCCGCCTGCGCGTCCAGTGCTGCGAAGTAATCGTCCATGCTTCGGATGGGGTCACCGGTGGACGGGTTTACCAAATGCCCGAACCGCTCAGTTACCATACGGTCGTACCGCTGCTTGGCCTTTGCATCAGCACGTTTCCGGCTGGTTTCCCATACTTCGTTAGGGATCTCCTGCTGCTGCCCGGCTTCGGCAGCATCACCTACGCCTTCATTGGTTGCAGGTTCTCCGGTAGTCTCTTCTTGTGCAGGTGCGGCTGCCTCCTGCTCGACTTCTTCAGTCATAACGCCGCTGGTATTCTCTTCCATAGTTCCTCACTTGTTGTCACTTGCTGCGCAGATCGCCGCCCTTGGTAACGGTAGGCTTTTTGCTGCTAGAGCTGTTGGTGGCCTTCACGCTGGCGGTACTCTTGTTGCCATTCTCAATCTTCATGACGCTCCTCCTTTCCTTCCGTACTCAGGTCTTTTTCTGCCTGTGCTTGGCCGTAGCCGCTGCACTGCTTGTTGCGGCAAATAAACGTCAGCAGCTCCCCGATGACGTTGACCTTCATTTCAATGCCACATCTAGGACACTTCATGCTATCACCCCTTGTACTTTCCGCTCTCAATAAACTCAATTGCCCATGCTGTAAGCCCGAACGGCTCATTCAGCGTCTTGTTTTCAAAGCGATACCGGGTCTTGTCAACCCGCTTCAACTTCGCTTTGGTGTGCAAGGTGCGTGCCGTGGTGTCGCTGGAAAAACTGAACTTCGAGAAAACAAGCTGTGCGAAGGACAGATAGCGTGAATTAAATGCATTCCGTTTCAGGGTTTTCCATTCGCCTTTGCGCAACACCCGCATATCCACACTGGTGGCAACTGCGGCCGCAACGCTAACTGCGAGATACCTGAATGTCTTGTTCTTATAGAAAAGGCGTCCCGAAATATCAGGGGTTTCCCACCATGCTTCAATCGGTTCGCCCATGTCGTTGTAGCTGTCAAGGCTGGCCGGGTCGTCATAGAAACGGCATACCTTGCCGTCTGCCGTGCCGAAATACAGCCGCTCATCAATCACCCACATAGCGCTTGCCGGTACGTTGGTACGGAAGAAGCAAGCGTATTGTCGTGTAGAATACGGCTCAGAGGCCGCCCGGCCTATATTTTGCAGGCCGTCAAGGATGTACGCATGGTCGTTCACAACCAGCCAATACAAGTCCTTGTGCACCACAGCCACCGCATCCTCGAGATTCTTTTCTTTCTTCAGTTTCTCGTTGATGTAATAGCTCCGGTTCTGCGCGTATCGTTCGCCGCTGATGTCGGACGGGGTAATTGCAAACACGCCCAGTTTTGTCAAAAACACCGGTTCCGTGGACAGATACGCAAAAGAGCGCTTTGCCACGGCACCGGGGCCTTGCAATGTATTGATAATAGGGAAGGCAGGCGTGGAATTCACCAGATCGCCGCGCCGGACAATCACATTCCGGTCAGGTTCAGCATCGTCCTTGTGCGTGGCAAGGTAGTTATTGATAATGCTGTACCCAATGATCGCGCTGCCAGCCGTGCCCAACTGCGAATATCCTGTATCGGGCCAATATGTCGTGTCGTACTGCCCGGAATACCAGTCCTGATTGGGATAATCCGGGTTGCCCGACAAAAACAGGCGGTCAGACGCGCCGTTCACGCCGAACAAAATGCCAATATCGCATTTCACAACGCGGTCAGCGTACCCCGAAACAGTCCGGCTTGCAGAGATTTCAACATTATCTTCGCCGGATAGTGGAGAAACGCCGGGCGCAGTGCTGAATGTCACCGTGCCTTTGGTTCTATCGACCGTGAAACCATCGTTTTTGTCCACCCATGCGCCATCGGAGTTCAGGATTTTCACCGTTACCGGCGCATCATCCAGCCCGGAAAAGCTCAAATGATAGACTGTATCGTCTTTTGTACCGGCAAACCGTTCCCGAAACTTCGGGGAGAGCAGGTTCAGCGCTTCATAGTCCGTGCCGCCGCCTTTTGGCGACTTCGCGATAGAAAACAGCGGAACCTTTGCAATTTCTGCCGCGTTCTTTACGCTGGTGCCGTCATAAATCAGGATGTGCGCGCCGTCAATGATGGTCAAACTATCATTGAGCTGCCAGCTTTTGGAAGGGGCATTGTTCGCTTGTTCGTATAAAACCGTCCCGTTTTCACGGTACAGCTTTGTTCCTGCATGGATAATGCCTTCTTTATCCTTTTTCAGCTTGTGATACCCGTTGATTTTCCCATCAAACGTTCTCACAAGCTCATAGCCCATGGATTTGCGCACTTTGCCGGGTACGTCCCGGATCATGTTCTGCCCGTTCGGGGACTGCCGTTTGTCCACGTTGCCGGGGGCGTTGCTGTAATCCACGCCCAGAAACGTATCGACAACCATTGTGCTAGGGGAAACCTGATCGGGAACTCTAAAATGTACCGCCATGTTTCCACCTCATCAAAACGGGTCTCCAAATTTCTGAATCATGTAAGCCTTGCCCTCTTCGTCAGCGTTGTAGTAATCCTCCCACAGGTCAGATTCCCATGTGACGTGCTTCCTTGTTTGCGTGGCCTCGGCGGGCGCCGTCCACCAGACACAAAAATACCGCAAGCTATCCACGGAGTGTGTCAAGCTATGCGGTTCTTTTGCGTAAACGTCCGGTTTGCGCTCATCTTTTTGAATTTTCTGTAGGCACCTCAACAGTGTCGGGGTCTTGTACATTGTCAGCCATGCCGTATCAGTCGCCGGGTCAATTCGGAACCATTCCTTCATGGCCGCGCATCCGGCAGGGAAGTCCCGGCTCACCTGCACCAATTGAAGTCCCGCTTCAAGGAACAGCTGCGCCCGGCTCTTGCCGCTTTCCTGGCTGCGTCCCCACAGGTCAGAGGGGGCCAAGAACAACTCAACTTCTTCGCCCTTCGACAGCTTCAAGACGGTTTCAGCCGCCGCGCCGATGGGCAAATTGCTTTCGTTATACTCTTTGTACACACAGGCATGGCCTGTTACATCAATGTTTACCCAATGGACGCTCAGCATATCAAGGCCGTAGTCCATCACGCAATAGCGCCTGCCCTTTGCGGGCAGTTTATCCACACAATGGGTTTCCTTCCTCACTTCTGGGAAGAACGCGCCGCCGGGGACTTCCAGCGCCTGATCTACAGTTGCGGGGTACTCCTGATAGGTTTCATCTTCGCCCAGCGCGTTCAGAGTTCGTTTGTACCATGCTTCATCCCGGCGGGGGTCAGCACTCCACGGCAGGAAAAGTTTCGTGAACCCGTTGTCCGGGTTTGTGTAGATTTCCTCAAACAGTGTTCCACGTTTGATTGTGGACAGGCCAATGACCCGGCCACCCGTGGGACGGTTGACAACAGGAAAAGCAGCCTGCCAGATTTCTCTCGCGAACTGCTGAAACGCCCATTCGTCGATGATGATTAAATCAGCCGTGAATGAACGACCGGCAGAGGGGGACGAAGAAAACGCCTTGAACGAGCCTTCCGGACCGTCTGGCCACTTTATCCGCACCTCCAATGCAGAGGCCTTGAAAACAGGGCCGCTCCACCCGGCGGGCACAGCGCCTTCCTCTGCGATGAATTCCGGCATATAACGCAGAACCACGCCCATGCGGCGCACAAGCTCTTTTGCCTCTTCCTCTGTTTTGGACAAGCCAACGACTGTTCGGCCCGTATTCAAAGCCAACAGCCTGCTTGCCTCGGCCAACGCAAGCCATGTAAAACCAAGCTGCCGCGCTTTCAGTACAACAACCAGCCGGTCGTTCGCAAACGTCTGCAATGCCTGTTTCTGCCCGTCCCACAACTTGAAGGGGACAATCAGTTCGGCCGCGTCCTTGTCCTCAATGTGAACATACGTTTCCACGAAGTAGGCCGGATGCTCCATGCAGTATTTCGCTTCCGCTTTTCTTACGTCTGCAAATCCTGCCATACTTCTTCCTTTCCCTTGTGCGCAGACCCATTGCAGGGCCTTACTGGGCGGAGGCTTTCCCGCTTGCCCATCTATTTGCACGCACACCCCGTTCCCGCCCTCCGGGCTTATCCTGTGCCCGGCTCACCCATTGGATGGGCTGGCAGGTGTCGAACCTGCTATCTGGGAGTCAAAGTCCCATGCCTTACCGTTTGGCCACAGCCCAATAAAAAAGCCCCGCATGGTACGCATCAGAGAGAGGCGCGCGGGGAAGGCCTGCCGCGAAATCCCACCTGGACACAGACAAAATATTTTAGCGGGTCATCGGCCTTGGGGGGCCGTCAGAAGGTCTCGAACCCTCGGCTTGCTACTTACAAGGCAGCCGCTCTGCCAACTGAGCTATGACGGCATATTGGGGCGTTTCCGCCCCTTCCCACTTTGCGTGTAGGACCGCCCGTGTGAACTTACCCGCCACACGGCACGGGGTTCCAACAAAACCTTTAATGCTTTGATATGGGTACCAGCCTCACAAAGCCCATGAAAACAGACTACAATGCCGTCTGTCAGGGCCGGAGAACAACAATGGTTGTGAATGGTAAAAAAATATTTTTTTCGAGTACCACCCTTTTGAGAAGCGGGGTGGAGTGAACCCGATGGGGGGGGGTATTTTTTGAAAAAAAGTCTGGCGAGAAGCCTTTTTCGCTATAGCCCGCCCCGTCCTCGGAACCCCGCCCTTCCCCTTCAGGGGGGGATACCCCTCCCCCATAGAATAGAGGTACAGAATATCTATACTGCTATATGCGGCAGCCCCTCGAAGTCGCCAAAGGCTAGTCCTATTTCGCTAAATCATAATTAAACGAAATAGCTTTCAACGTTTTATCGTTTCTTTTTGGCTTTTACTGTTGAAGCATCTGCACTTTTGGTGCCGGATGCATCCAGCCGGGCCGCGACTTTGCGGGCCAGCTCTACATCCTCAGCGCTCAGCTGCTGCACCGCCACCGTCTCGCCGGGCTTGTCGCCTGCGCTGTCCCTCACCCATGCGGCGGCCGCCGTGTCGCCGCTGCGAGCCTTGACCACCTGGGCGATGGCGATGGCATCGTACTGGTCCAGCGGTACGGCCGCATCCTCTGCCGTCTGGCGCACCATCTCGGCGAGCTCTCTGCCCTCGGTGATGTCTGCCAGGTCTGCGGGCTTGCTGAGTATCGCGTCTAGCACATCCCTCAGCGCCCTTTTTCGGCGACGCTGCTCTACAAGTGCAGCTTGCCCCTTGCGAGCAAAGTCCCGCTGCTCCTCTGGGCTCATGTCCCGCGTGGTGCGCAGGTTTGCCAGCGACGCAGGATTTTTTTGCGCCATATCCTCGCCCCCTTATAAAAGAGGGCGGCCCCCACGTCGTGAAGGTCGCCCCGTCATTATGTGTCTTGTCTTGCTTGCCTGATAGCGTCAGCTAGCAGCCGTGCCGCTGTCTGCGCTGGCGTCTCGCCGTCAGCCTCTAGGCCCTGGACTGCATCAGCTCTCAGGCTGAGCCGTATGCGGTCGCCGTCTGGCTCTGCCTCTGGTGCTGCCCGCCGGGCCTCTGCTGCGCTCACCAGGTACCGTGTCAAGCTCATGCCTGCGCCAGCTGCTGCGGCTCTCAGCGTCTCGGCCTGCTCTGGCGACACCCGCACCGTGAGGGTGACCTGCTTTGCCAGATACCGCGCCGTAGCTCTGCGCTGTGCCTCTGTCGTGCTCATGCCATATCACCTCCAAGTATATGATACATTATACGGAGGTTATATGCAAGCATACATCTTGCACATATGATAGCACATATCTTTGTGCACATTGCCTATTGCATATGCTAGCATATATGTGCTATCATATAGTCACAGCAAGCGGCACAGGGCCGCGAGCAGAAGAGTAAGGAGGACGACATGAGCAAAGCACTTACCACCGATGAGCTCATCAAAAAGATGGCGTGGCACGTATCCCGCGAGGTCAAGCACTACGCCACCGACTTTGAGATCGACCGCGCCCAGCTGACCGAGGCCGTCGAAACCGGCCGCTATGGTCAGTACATATGGATCACCCGCAACTGCGGCACGCATCTCGTGCCGGTCGGCATCGCGGCCACAGACCCCGACCGGAGTGTCGAGCTGCTGGCAGCTATCCGGCGCACATGGTCGGACGCCAAGCGCCGCGAGTACTGCATCACCCTAGGCCCCTGCAGCCACTCTTTCCAGCCCCTCCGGCAGAGGGAGGCGAGAGCATGAGACTCACCCGCATGGAGTGCCTGGCTTTGGGCTTTGGCTGGGGCGTATCGCTCCCCATGCTATGGCTGCACTGCCTGGGCATGATCTGACCCGCAAGGCCGACGGCATCCGCCGCCGCTGGTGCAAGTCCAGCCGCCCAGATGGGCGGGCGCTCATGGGTTGAAAGCCCTAGCACATCTACAAGGAGGCTACACCATGAAGCTATCTAGCGCCATGTCCCGCCGCTTTCCGTGCGCCGCCAGCTGGACGCATGGCGGCTCCACCTACGTAGTCACCGACGAGGGTATCTGCTACATCGTCGAGCGCAACGGAGAGTATATCGGAGCCATCGACGGCTACCGCGACCTTGACACCTTCGCGGCCGCTAACGGCTGGCCCGCGGACGGCACGACCTACACCCAGCTAAGCCGCTAAGGCGGCCCATCACAAGGAGGAGACACCATGTACACTATCAACGAGGACACCGCCCGCCGGGCGCATGAGATGCGCAGCTTTAGCGACTACCAGCCCGGGAGCGCAACCGCCAGCTACACCGCCCAGGTGGACGAGGCCGCGCGAATCCTGGAGACCGTCAAAGCCAAGTGCGCCACCGAGGCGCAGCGAGACCGCGCCGAATACCTGCTTGACCGGTACGCCGCAACCCTGGCGGAGGCCATCAACCGTGACAACGAGATCGGCACCCGGTGCCCGTCCGTCATGATCTCCGGCGCTGGCAATTTCCCGACCGCGAAGAAGGCCAAGCAGGTGGCCGCGTGGGACGCTAACCGGGAGACCTTTAACCGGGCAGAGCACTACTTGCAGTTACTCCGCACCGCCCACACCCAGCCCATCAAGAGCAACGACCCCGAGGCGATCGAGGCCCTGACCGCAAAGCTGGAGGGCCTGAAGGCGGAGCACGCCGCGATGAAGGCCGTGAATGCCTACTATCGGAAGAACGGTACCCTGGACGGGTGCCCGGAGCTGACCCCGGCCGCCCAGAATGGGATTGAGGCCATGTGGGCGCGTGGCTGGTACGTCGGTACCCCTTACCCGTCCTATGTACTGACAAACTCGCTCGCCAACGCAAAACGCGTTGAGCAGCGGCTGAAGAGCCTGCAGGCCGCCCAGGAAGCCGCCCCCGCCGAAGTGGACCACGACGGCATCACCTACCGCGAGGACCCCGAGCAAATGCGGGTACAGCTGATTTTTGACGGCAAACCCGCCGAAGAGGTCCGCGCCATCCTCAAAAAGTGGGCTTTCCGCTGGTCCCCCCGCAACCAGGCATGGCAGCGCCAGCTCACCGACAACGGCAAGCGCGCCGCCCGCCGGGCTCTGGATGAGATTTCAGCGCTCGACCTGTGATGCAAATAGGGGAGGGGCTTTCGCCTCTCCCTATCCTCACACCATAAATATATCACATTCACGTGCGTTTTTGTAGTGTGGGTAGCTGTTTCCAGCTGTTGCATTTGCAACGGCTGCACAAAAAAGAATCTCAAAATTTAGGCAAATTGCGAATTGCACCACCACCCAATGAGTGGTATAGTGTAGACAGCGAGGAAGCAAAACGAAAAAGCAGGAGGACAAAGCAATGACGAAGATTAAAGACGGCTGGCACCGCATTTGCGGCGCAGATGTGTACGTGGAGAATGGACGTATCCTGCGCGGCACGAAGAACGGCGGCACAGAACCCGCTTACCCCTACAAGCCGGCATCGAAGAAGTACGGCGGCGGCTGGGACATCGGCACCCCGTCCGTGTCGGCATTCCGTCGCGGTCCCTGGGTACTCATGTGAAAGGAGAAAAAGCAATGAAGAAGTACAGCGTCCATTTTTGGGACTATTACTCGGATTACGTAATTTCTGGCGAAACCGTTGTCAAGGCGGTGGAACAGAACTTCGAGCGTATCGCAAAGCGCGCTCGAATCGGCAACGTGGCGGGTTACAGCCTCAGCAAGGTTGTCCTTGAGTACCGCAAGGAAATCTTCGCAGGGAAGGGCGGCGCCGTGTTGAGCATCACGGCGCGCGGCTCTGATGGGCTTGTGGGCTACGACCCCGAGACCGACGAGCCCAAGACCACAGAGCTGTGGCTCGGGAGAGTAACGCCCGACGAACTCCCTGAGCCCGATGTAACCACCACCTTCCGCGAAAACTGACCCGCAAGGCCGACGCTCACGCGCCGCCGGTGCAAGCCCGGCCACCCCGTAAGGGGTGGGCGCTCATGGGTACACAAAGAAGGAGGGAATAACCATGAAACTCACCGGCAAACCCCTGCGCGTCCTATCATATGTTGAGGCCGCGACCTACGACCCCAACCGCCCGGAGCTGGCCAACAACGGCGGCAACTACCCCCAGCCCACAATCGTTGTGGGTAATGGTAACGTAACAGTTACCATTGACGATTGCAGTTGCGGCGACTTTGGCAGCCGCATTTATGTGGAGGTCGAAGCCTTCGGCCTCGAATACCACGCGACATACGGCAGTATGCTCCACGAGGATGAGGAGTATTCCGACATCCCACAGTTTATGTGGCCACTTATCCGTGAAGTTGGGCAGCTCACCGGGTACCGTCGAATCCCCATGCGTGACGGGATGCCCGCATAACAGCCGAAACGGCCTTCGGGCCGTCTGCCGGGGATGGCCGCCCGGTACTGATGAGGCAGGCCAAAGGAGGACATAGCCATGACAACTGAGGTCGTTGTATCCGTAAAATACGCCGTTAGGCGCTCAACCACCCGCGAGCCGGACGAATCTGCCTGCTTCACGCAGGTGGACGGCTTTTCGTTTACCGCCCTTCCCGTTCCTTCCGGCTGGCAATGGGAGTGCGGATTCCAGGGAGATGCACCGCACAACAAAAGGGTTGCGCTTTCGCTGCCGGACTACATCACAAAGGATGGCTGGCATCTTCGTTCCGCCTATCGGACGAGTGACGGCAACGCCAACCTCGTAATAATCACATGCGACCCAATCCGCGTGACCGGAAGCGTTGAGGCCGCAATAGACGCAGCGATCAAAACGATCGTTGTTTCCGCTCCCACAAAGTCTGGTAAGCGGGAAAACATCCCGTTTACCATCGAGGCAGTATCACCTATCTGGTGATGTGTCGTCCCCCCCGTGCGGGGGACGTGGATTGAAACAAGATATCAACAGGAGGAAATCAAGAATGTGGAACAAAGCAGAACTCTTTGCAATGGCTCAAGAGCAGCCGAAGGAAGTCTTTAAAAACAATGTGACCATGAGCGTCCCCGACGACGCGCCGGGTTGCGTTGATCTCGACGCCGAAGTCGTACGTCTGTCCCGCTTTTGGGACGTTGCGCACATGAATATGCGGGAACTCGCAGAAGCCACCGGAATGAGCCAATCTGCCTTTGCCCGGGCTGCTTGCATCCCTCTGCGCACCATGCAAAACTGGTGTGGGTCACAGCGGAATTGTCCGGATTATATCCGCTTTTTGTTGGCGGAACATTTCGGGCTAATTTGACGAATAAAAAACAAGAGGTCACACCCTTTTGGATGTGGCCTCTTATTTTATTTATCCAGATTTTTCACGGCGGCTCGGTGCAGTGCATAAACCCAGTCAATGCTATAGCCGCATTTGTCCGCCACCTGCTGCCATGTGCAGCCGTCCACGTACCGCAACGCAAGCACTGTCCTCTCTGTCCGGCTTTCCAGCTTTTTCAGCGCGGCCGAAATTTCGACCAGCGCGGCCTTTGCCTCTGCCATGGCCTGGTTTGCATCCTCGCGTATGGCTTCGATCCGCTCCACGGCCGCCGGGATGTGGTCGCTTGTGCCGCCGCGTCCCAGAGTAGAGGACACGCTGGCCGTGCACTTCGTGGCTTGCGTGTTGGCCTCTTCCAGCCGGGCGGTTGCCATGCGGTAGTCGTCCAGCGCGTCCTGGTAACGCCTCAGCCAGGCTTTTCGCTCGTCATACGTCACTAGGCTCACCTCCCTTCTTCGGCTCATCCGCCGCGAAAAGCTCAATCACCTGCGCGGCCCGCGAAGTCATTTTCGCCACGCACCGCACTGTGCCATCATTGTAAGCGCAGCCTTTGCATGGGTCCGATGATGTCGGTGTTCTGCCGCAGCGCCTCAGAGCGTCCGCCAGTTGTGCAAAAGTGATGTAATCACTCATTGCTCGCACCCCTTTTCAGTCTTGTGCATGATTGTCCAGATGCAGCACATCACATTCCAGCAAAACGCCCGGTCGTGCGGCTCGTCCCAGTCTCCGCGCCGCCATTTAAGGTAGTGCCGTACCGCGCTGTCAATGTAGCAATCGACCGGCAGCCCCTTTTCCCAGTTGCGTTCGCCGTACTTCTTGGCGCCCTCTTCCATGTGCTTTGCGACTTCCAGCAACATGGTTGTAACATCCCAGTCGCAACTTTCGCAAAAATTGTCAAGCGCCTCATACAAAAAAAACGCTTTTTCGCTTCTTTGAAACTCTGCAATCCGCCCCATGACCTTACTATCTTGCAATATCACGGCCGCAACATCAAGCGGAAGCAGGTCACACCGGCCTTTTCCCTCCGCCATGTCTCTAACCGCGCCGGTTGCGTACTCCCGGCGATCTCCGCTGTCTTTAATCATTGCTTTTCTCCTCCCGAAGCTGTGTTGATGCAATCATTCATCGTCCCGCACCCTCCGGTTTTAATTCCTCCACATAGCACCAACTCTGGGGCGGTTTTTTTACAATGCAATCTTGGCACGTCCCGCAATTTGGAATTGCAAAACCCAAGTCGTTGTATTTGCATTCCCGGATCCACGGTTTGAACCGGTTGAGCTGTTTCGGGTCATCGTAGATTTCCAGCTTGGAAATGTGCCAAGCGTACCCATCCTTACCGCCCAGGTATTTTTCAATTTGGGGCGTTGTTAGGCAGCTTTTGGAAAAGTCAAAGGAATCATCTATCGTGTGCCCGTTTTTCATCGCGGCTAGCCGAATCCCAGGCAACCCGGAAAAACCGATGTGAGTTAGCCATGTGATCTTGTCACACACAAACTCCCCAACAACATGCCCGTTGAAAACGTCCCAGATTTTATCTGCTTCTGCTCTGCCATACCCCGAAAGATGGGTAAACTCCGTAAACCAATCGCCCCGGAAAACATCACCCCACACAAGGAACGGCCTTGTGTTTGTGCAGTATATATAGCACTTGAAAGGCGTTTCCAAATATGGCTTTGTCTTGCGAACCTCGATTGTCTTCCACTCGTTGGCAATCTTCTCCACCCACTCCGGGCGGATGCTGATAAGTACCGCTTTAGCCATTGTCAGTCCTCCTGTTCCATGCGTCCACGACCTGCTGCACGGCGTTGGAGCTATGGCCGGGCCGCATCATAAAATCAATGTGGGAATCGGTCTGCGCGCCACAGGTGAGGCACAAAACCTTCACGCCGTTGTGCACAAACACGGCAGCTTTTCCGCCGCAAAACGGGTATTTCTTCAGCTCATCCATTTTCTTCTTTCCTTTCTCCATCGCTGCAAAATCCATCAGGGCTTACAGTCAGGCCAGTCATTTTGCAATACCACCAATTATGCACAGGATTTTGGCAATTGACGCAATCCCTGCACCGTGTCGCTTCCTCAGCCTTAACAGTGTGCGCTTCCTCCACGCATTCGATACAATCCGCAACCACGGCCCGCTGTTCTTTTTCGCTATACGCATACCCAAGGCGTATCAGCTCATTCATCAACGCATCAGCATCAATCGTTCGCATCTTTCCATCCTCCTTTCGGCCAGTGGAACAGCGTCCACAAGCCTGCAACAATAATACATAATTCCAGCAGTGCAATCGGCACCACAATCAGCACCACAAGCGCCGTCAGAGCTTTAATCAGCATCGCCGCCATTAGATGCCTCCTTGCGTACACCTTCGCTGCAAAAATCATCCTCCCACTTAGTAATATATTCACTGCTAATGGCTGTGCAAATTACCACGTTTTCGCGTAAAACTTCTTTTTCGACTGCTATTCTCGGGCGGCTATACCTGCAATCCTTGCAGCGCACCACCGGAACCATGTCCGCGACCGCACTTTCGGGCAGGGACCTAATCGCCGCTTTGAAGTCATCCTCCATGATAACCCGGCACAGCCCCTGTCCATCGGATAAGTCTTTTAGCGGGATGTGCTTCAGCCAGTCCCGCAGGGCCTGTGCGTCAACGTATTTTGCCATTTAGTCCTCCTTGTCCAATGCTCCCCATTGCTCCGCCATAGCGGCGGCAATGCCAGAGAATGTTTTACTTCTGGCTTTTTGCGTTCGCGGGTCGTTCCATCTTAAAGCCTTCCCGTTTTCGTCGGTGGCATAATTGGCATGTGCCCCAACACTATACCCTCCTGGCAAGATTGTCCCTTCACTGACTATGCTTGTGGGCCTTAGCTGCGGCAGGTTTTTCAGCCATAAACACGTTTTTTTTCGGGCATTATGCCCAAACTCATACGGCTGGATGATACAATCGGGTTTCCTGAAGTGCGTGGACATGTACCCAACCGGGTTTTCAATTGCAATCTTGTCTACATTTGCCGTCGCAAACTCCATAAAAAACTTTGCGGCAGCGGCTCTCGCTATGTTCCTTTGCTGCGCTTTTTCGCCGTATCGGCCAACATTAAACCAGCGATTCCCAGAAACAGCCAAATATGTGCAGGGTGGGTGCGCGATCAGCAAATCCCACTCATCCACAAAGTGCTTTTGTCCGTCCATCGTCTCAAACTCACCCCCTCGTAACATTTTAAGCGCATCGCCCTGTACATGCCACTCTGGGTGGCCGCCAGACGGCGGCTGAATGTCGCAGCTATAAGCCTCGTGTCCGCGCTCCCGGAAGGCTTTGCACACCGTTTGCGATTCCTCACATGCGACAAGCACCTTCATTTTCTTGCCCTCCTGATAATCCTTTGTCCTCGTGAGTTGGTCTCCCATAGGGCCGGTTTGCCGTCTCTAAGCCACGTGCGCACAAAGGCGGCTCTCTCTTCGGCGGTATCAAAACGGGCCTTTTTGAGGCTGCCCAGGTGCCGCCAGCTCACCCAAAAGCCCGGCTTCATACGTCGCCGCCCAGATCGAGGTACTTTTGCAAGTACCACACGGCTTTTTCTACATCCTCTTCGGGCGTCTCGTGCTTCTTTTTGCAGCGCCAAAGGTACTTAAAGGCGTTGCAAAGACAAAAGCCTTTTACATCCTCCGGCCCCATCGTGTCCAGCATCACGTCGATGCACTCGTACTTCCCCGCATAGTGGGCAGGATGATCTACCTCTGCCGGTGCTGCCTCTTCGTGTTCTGGTGCAAAGAAGCTTTCGTTATTGTCGAATTGACACGTCCCGCGCACGAAAGAGTATTTGCACGTCATGCACGGGTGCCGAAAAGTCGAAACCTCTCTGTATTTGCACTTTTCGCACATATTGTCATTCATTTTCGATTACCTCCACCGTCACTCCGTCTCTCCCGTCGTATACAAAGCAGTCCTCAAAGCCTGTTACCCACCGGTTGTTGTCGTTGGGCAAGAAGCCCGCTGCTTGCATCCCATCCAGCACAAACTTTTTGCCAAAGGCCACGTTGTCCTTGTCCCGTCTCCGTGTACGCTCGTGCCACGTAAAGCGGACTTTTACCGGCTCGGTTACAGGTGGCAGCCCCCGGAAGTAGAGGGCCACCGCCTGCGTGTAGTCGGCCTTGACTTTGCCGCCCGCGAAGCGGTTCCGTCGGCAAGCGTTTGTGTACTCATTTGCCCCCGGCAGGCGGAAGGGGAGATCAACTGTAATCATTCACCGCTACCTCTTCAAACCGCTGCTGACTTCCGACAAAATTGAACGGCAAATCACCTGTAATTCCGTCTTTGTTTTTTGCAATGCGCACGGTGTATTTACCCGTTTCTTTATCGTTGTGTAGCAGAATGATGTTGTCCGCGTCCTGCTCAATCTGGCCGCTGTCGCGCAAGTTTTCCATCGTGGGCAGGTCACCAGCCCCGGCGCGGTTCAGCTGGCACAACGCCACAACGCAAATTTTTGTCTGCTGGGCGAAGTCGTGCAAGTCCTTCGACACCATTGTGGCCCGCTCGTAGCTGTCCTTCCCACGGGAAGGGATAAGTCCCAAATAGTCGATGAAAACCACATCAAACTTCTGCGCTTGAGCGTCCATTTTCAGCCACTGTACACCGCGCCCGTTGGCTTCCACGATTTCAAGCGGGCAAGTGGCAAAGTGGTCGAGTGCCCGCAGCTGAATCTCGTTTGCGTTGTCCATCTGCACCGAGTAGCGCCTCACACTGTCGTATTGCAGCCGCATGATGTTGGTGCAAATCCTCATGCTGAGACGTTCTTTGCTCGTCTCGTAGCTGTAATACCCAACGCGCTTGCCGTTCTGCGCGATCTGCCGGGCCACCTGCAATGTGAATGCCGTCTTGCCGCTGCTGGGCCGTCCGCCGATTACCACGAAGTCACCCGGCCCCCATCCAGTGTAGCGGTCAAGCCGCCCGAAACCGGTGGCGAAGTAGGGCGGCCGCCCGCCAGCCATGGCCCGCATGAACCACGTGGCACAATCCATGGCGTTGAAGCGCCCGGTGCTCTGCTTGCCTGCCAGCATATGCGCCAGCTCCTGCGCCGCGCCCTCCACATCATCTTTGGAGCATCCGCTGCTTGCCAGCTTCAGGCCCACCGCCTGCGCTCGCTGCACCAGCGTATGGTCTTTCACGGCGGCAATATACGCCGGGTAGTTGCTATAAGCAATGGGGGCTTCCGCGCACTCTGCAAGCAGCTCATTGCCCATCACAGAGGCCGCGCTCACCGTGTCCAGCTTCCGGTTCCGTGCCCACAGGCTGGCCAGTTTGTCGTACACTTCACCAAGTTCTGGGTCGCTGAAGTCCTCGCCGGTGATGGCATCCAGAATGTACGGCTGTGCCTGCTGGTTTACAAGCAGGCAGCCAATGACGGCCTTTTCTGCTTCGATCATGGCAAATATTGCACCTCCCTTCGCTTCTGTTCAGCGGGCATTTCATCCTCCCATGCCATTGCATTCAGCCAGGTGGCTGGGTAGGGTATGTATTGTCCTTTATCCTTTTGCCAATCAGGGCTACGTTTCTGGGCTTCGATTGCTTTCAGGATCACAGCCTGTAAAGAGCTATCAGGTTTAAGTTTCTTCCACGCTGATAATGCTTGCCCCTTGCTCTTCTTTTTGGGGTAGGCAGCCCAAAAAGCATCAAACCCCCCGTTGTTTGCGCATACGAGAGTATCTTTAGATACTCGAGTATTATTTATCTTTATATTATGGGGTGAAGTTTTTTCATCACCCCCATGAAAATTCTGCATGGGGGGTGAAGCTGGCGCATTATCTTTTTCAGGTGTTTTTTCGGGTTCCGGCTCTTGTCCAGGCTCGACTGCGCGGTAGTCGCAGAAGGTCACACCGCCGACATCTCTTGTCCGCTTTTCCAGCAGCCCGCGCTCTGTCAGGGTGGAAAGCTGCTGGAAGATTGCCCGCTTGCTGCATCCGCACCAGTCAGCCAGATAAGCCGCCGTGCCAGTAAACCACTCACCAGCTTGCGAGAATCCGAAAACACAGGCGTACACAAGCAGGGCGTTGCCGGTAAGATTCAGGCGGGAGCGCATCCACCCCTGAATCACGATGTAATTGTTATCTTTCAAGGCGCTGCCTCCGATTAAAAGGGCAAATCTTCGTTGTCGTCGATGACCGCAAAGTCATCCGTCGCCGCTGACTGGGCAAATTCGCCCGCTGTGCCCTGTTTCTGGGCGCCCCCGTCATTCTTCCCGCCGCAGAAGAAAGCCCTGTCAGCGGTCATTTCCCACGTCGTGCGGCGATTGCCGCTGTTGTCGGTGTACTCCCGGCAGTGCATGGAGCCGCTGAGCGCGATCATATCCCCCTTGTGAAACCATCCGGAGATAAACTCGGCAGTCTTGCGCCATGCTGTCACCCGGAAGAAGTCGGTGTGCTTTTCGCCGTTGCGGCTCTTCGGGCCGTCCACGGCCACAGAGAAGGAGCCTACTGCGTCTCCGGCCTGCGTCTGGCGCATCTCCACATCGGCGGTCAGGCGGCCCATAATGATGATCTGATTCATGTTCTCAATCCTCCCGGTAACTCTTACCAAATTCGGAGCGGAAGTCATCTTCGCTCCATCCGTAAAACTCCATTGCGCACTGTTGAGCAAACCATTTCAGCGCGTGGTCGGCCGTGGCGTTGTTGTGCACAGCCGATGGTCCGTCAATGTGGTGGGCGTGGTGGCAAAGGCTCACCCACAGTCCCAACCGCTTCGATTTGTCCCGATACGGCCCGAAAAAAACCTCGTGCCGATCTAGCTTGTCACGGTATCCATTCGCTCTGCAAATGAAACATTCATCCATGTATTCCTGCACAATGCTAGGGGCATATCCGTTCCGGTCAAGCCTTGCGCCGTACTCGTTTGTCAATGCCACGCCTCCTTCAACTTTTCCAATTCCGCCGGGGTTGCAGTCTCGATTCCCTGCGCCCGGCACTCCTGCACTACAAGGTCAATCAGGCGCGACATCTGGCGGGTGTCATAGGTGCTTGAGCCCTGATACAGCACCACGTTCTTGCAGCCCTCCAGTTTGCTGTCGGTCACGTCCGCACACCAGCCGATGCCGTTCTTCTCCCACAGCTGCACCAGCTTATCCACGGCCTTCTCAAGTCCGCAGTAGGTCTCGCAGTTTCCGCCAACCTCCCGGATCAGCTCTCGGTAAATCTCCGTTTTCGGCTTGCGCAGCACCGCCGCCAACTTGTCCAGCAGCACCCAGCAGTAAGCGTTTGCGTCAAGGCTTCGCCGTTGCCGGTGCTTGTCAATCTGGATGTCGATTAGCTGCTCAGGCTCAAAACCCTGGCACACATGCAGCAGGTTCCCGATGTGGTCGGGGAATTGGCGGGCCTTGATGCACAGCTTCATGCCTTATCCTCCGCCTTCTGTGCGGCCCGTTCACAGTCGATGCACAGGGGCTTTCCGCGCTTGTGCTTTGTCCAATCGGCCACCTGCGCAGCCGTCATAATCGTGCCGTCACGCTTCTTTACCGGCTTGATGGGCTGCTTGCATCCCTCACACAAGATAGGCTTCTCAGGGGCCGGTGCAGGGGGCTGCTCGTACTTCGTGCGGTCCTGCTGCCAGTAGATGTTGGCGGCAGCTCCAAGTGCCTTTGCGGCCACGCTGATTGCATCAGTAAGCGCCATTTTAAAGCACTCATCCGAGGTGTAGGCACCGTTCTTCTCGGCCTTCACAAAGCCGCTGCCGCCCGTTCCTGGGATGCCGTGGCTCTCTTCGCCATTCAGCTTATAAAATAAGGTGATGTTGCAGAATGCCGCCACCTCAGAGCCGTTGCCATGCTCCAACCATTGCTTGTCGATGGTGTACCACCAGCCGATTCCGCACGGGCCAAAGGCTTCCGTGAGGGCCTTGATTCTCCACATGGGGCTGATGTCGCTCATGCCCTTCAACCGGCCCGCAGCGATAGGTTTAATCGCGTTATCGGGGCATTCCCGCAGCTTGTTGTAAATGTCAAGATTTCCCATGTTGCACCTCACTTGATTTGTACACTCAAGTTGTTCACCAGAGCAGCCCCAGGCACCTCAATGCCGGATTTAATGGCGGCCTTGATTGCGTCCTTATCGGGGGTTTTGCTGATCTTCTCGGCCACGTATTCCGCCGGGAGTGCGGCCGCGTCGAAGACGGTCACGGCAGCGGAGCGGCGGAAGCTCACTGCGCACTCGTCGGTGCTGAATTTCTGCCCCTGCAAAGCGTCTGCAAGGTACTTTTTCAGGCCGTCCGCCTTCTTCTGCGCCGCCTTCATTCGCTCGTCAAAGGCATCCCGCTCGGCCTTCAAGGCTGTCACAGAGGCGTTCAGGTTCTTCAGCCAGAGCGCCACGTTCTTGATCTTCTCCGTGCGCTCCATCTGGAGAGCTGCCAGCGCCTCTTCGTCAATCAGCTCCCCGGTCTCGGGGTCGATGCAGGCCAGAATGGCCTTGTCAATCTCATACAGATTCATTTTCGGATCCCTCCTTCTTCTCTTCCGGCTCGGGGATTCCCGTGCTCTGCGTGTAGTCCTCGACAATCAGGCGGACACGCCCGGCGAAGCTCGTCCCGCAAGGAATCAGCTGCTCCAGAATCTCCGCCAAGTAGCGCTCTCCCAAGCACAGGCTAAAGCACGTGGGACGGATAATGCCGGTGTAATCAATGTCCACCAGAGGCTTAAAAACGTTGTTATTGTTTTCCATTGTTCTTCTCCTTTACTTGTTTGTCACTCGTTTCCCGCAGCGGTTTACGGCGGGAAGATATTCCGGGGTAGGCCCCTGTGGGGGCTTCTTCGTGGGCAGGCTTCCACGGTCTGCGTATGGCGTGTGGAAGTTACCACCATGGCACTTCCTTGCGGGCCGCTTGCAGTGTGCACAATCCATATCGCACTTCACGGTTCGCCACCTCCCAGCCAGCTGCCCAAACCAGCCGCAAGGCCGATCAAAAAGATTTCGCCGCCCACGGCCCAGTAGCCGCGGGTCAGATAGGCCACCGGCACCCAGATGGCGGCCGCCACCAGCGCACCGAAGATGCCGCCGAAGATACCGCCCCAGTTGACGCGGGCCAGCATATGGCGTACAGTATAGGTGCCACGGCGCGCAGCTTTGGCACTTTGCAGGTCGCTCTGGGTTCCAGCCGGGGCGGCCTTTTTCTGTACAGTAATGTAAAGTTCAGTCATCATTGCCTCCATTACACACGCGCACTGGTAAGATAATGTGGTCCACCTTACCGGTTGCTTGATTTACGAATTTCACGGCGCCCAGTTCGTCGCGGATGTATGCCGTGCACTTCTCAGAGCCGTACCTCTTCATCATGCTTTCACGCACCCACACGCGTTTCGCCGCATCGTCAACGGCGCGATACTCGCGGAGGATCCCGCCGTTGGCATCAAACATGGTGCAACGTTTTGTAAGCTTGGCTTCCGTGTATCCGTCACCTAACACGAACAGGTTCTTCAACGAAGGCATATGCCGCATTTTCGCGATGTCAATGCACACATCTTCGGCAGGCACTAAAAACGCTGAATAGCCGTCAAACGTGATGTACGCATCGCCGTCATTGCACTCGTAGGCCACAAACGCCCTATGAACGACAATCGCCTTGAAAGCTTCTACCTGTAATTTCGCTTTGTCCATGTTTTCACCTCACTCCGCCCACATCGCCAGCAGCCAGGTGCCCAGCATGAGCACAGCCGCCGGGACGATATGGGGCTTTTCGTCGGCCGCCACACAGGCGGCCACGTACCAGATAAGAGCGCCAAGCCCCAGCCATGGGCAGATGCTCAGAATCGCATCGATCACTTCACTTCCTCCCACTCGTAGCGCCCTTTGCCAGCGTTACGCCATTGGCCCAGCCCGCGCAGCTTGCCGTAGTCCAGGCACTCCCGCACCATGGCTTCCAGCTTCGGATCCAACAGCTGAATTTCAAACTCCAACGTGCTGCCCGCCGGGACGCTTTCCGACTTTGCAATGCTGGTTCGCGGCCCCATGGGAGTGTCGGCCCGCAAAGAGCGCTCGCAATAGTCCATCTTCATCCCGTTCAGGTTGAAGGGGATTTCACGGGGGGTTACAAAGAGCAACCCATCAATGGCCTGTTTGTATGCTTTGATGGCGGCACAAGCCTTCCCGCCGGGATAGCCAGCTTTCCCGGCTTTGGCCAGCATCTTGCAGCTGTCCTTGAACATTCCTTTAATCTGGTAGTCCCAGATGAAGGGGGTGCCGTCTGCCAGCTTCGGGAACACCGTCACGCGATCCTCGGCCTGCTGGGCCTTGATGTTTTCCACCTCCTGAGCGGATAGCTCTTCGTTGGGGGCTTTGCTGGCAATGTACGTGCCCTACAAGTCCTCATTGCTGGGGCTGCTGCCCAGCGCCTCTTCCAGCAGAGTAAGCCTGATTTTCAAAGCTTTTTCCATCGTTAAATCCTCCGTTTTTATTGTGTTTGTTTCGCTTTCTTTGCGGCTCCGTTGCTCAGCAAGTCGTGGCTCAGCCTTTCCATTGCGAATCAGAGCTTTTCCTCGGCAACTCAATTCGTTGCACCGCCATGCCACTGCATTTCGGAGCCCGTCCTTGCGATTCCTATGCCATGCGCGTCCATGCCTTGCTTCGCCACTGCCGAGCATTGCAAATCTTCGCCATCTCGTATCATCGCCTCGCGTATCCGTTGCTTGTCAATTCTTCGCGAATCTGTGCCATAGCTTCGCGGTTAATTGCATATCCATCGCGGTGTGGCGCGGTGCTAATCGTCGCTTCGCATCTCCTTTGCCCTGCTTCGCTGTGCGCTTCAGTTCCGCCGCAATTCACCTCTGCGCTTTTCCGTCGCAGATCGTAGCTTTTCCGCGGCAACTCAACGCTTCTCCCTTGCTCTGCCCAGCGTAGCTAATCCGTCGCAAATCCTTTCCATGCCATTGCTCATCTATGCAATTCCGTGGCTGTGCCTTGCACATCCACTCAATGCCGCCGCGAAGCGAGACATTGCTGAGCCTTTGCATAGGTTCTCGGTGCATTGCCGCCGCATTTCAGAGCCATTCAGGCTCAATGGCAACGGGGGGATGCCCGGTCATTTCTTCAAGCCACCGGGCCAGCTTGTGCTTGAAGATTTTCGGCTGGAGCTTTGCGCCGGGCGCGTTCATGGCTACCGCCCACGGGAGACGGCCCGCTTCAATGGCGGCCGCCAGACCCTTGTTGTCCACAGAAACTCCGTTCGCGCGAAGCACCTCACAGCACTCAGTGATGGTTAAAGTTGGTCGCGTCATTGCGGTGCCTCCTTACTCATATAAGCTGGTTTGGGCGTTGGTCTGTTGGATGAGCATCACGGAGTTGGTGCTGGGCTTCCAGCGCTGGATGTACTCCACCGCCTGGGTGAAATCCTTGCGGGGCACGTTGCACACGCTGTTGACGCGAAACCAGTCCTGCACGTCCCGGTTGCACTCGCTAAACAGCTTGCCGCGCACATGGGGGTCGTTGTAGGCCGGGGCCGCCTTACCGCCCAGGGCTTCCACCACCACCCGGCCAACGGCCTTTTTCAAGGTCTGCTGCTGGCTGTAATCCACCGTCATGGTGTTTTCCAGCGCGGTGATGCGGGCCTCTTGCTTTTGGGTGCGGTCATCCAGAAGGAAGAGCGCCTGCATCTCCTTGCTGAGTTTGGGCATCGTGTAGCTGCCCGTCTTGCGCAGGGTAGGCAGCACCTCGCCGGTCACCCAGCGCTTGAAACGCACCGCACCTTCCAGCTTGCTGCCAAAAATCAGGCTGTACACGCCGCTTTCGTTGACGATGACCATTTTCTGCATTCCGCCGGGGGTCATCATTTCGGTGACCCCCTTGTCTACATCATCAACGTGGTTTGCTACGGCGTTGGCGAGTGACTTCCCTTCGCCGTACCCAAGTGCTGCTGCAATGTCCTTGCCCACGAACCACGGCTCGCCGTTCAGGTCTACCGTGCGGATATCCCCAAACTCGGGGTTGTTGAAGATTTGAATGGATCTCATACGCTCATACCTCCTTACCATTTACGAGCAGCGCATCCACCGATACGCGGAAGTAGTTCGCAACCTTAATCAGCTGCGAGATGCTGGGACCGTATACGCTGCGTTCCCACTTCCCGATTGAGCCGTTGCTCAGCCCTGCCGCAACTTCAAGTTCCGTGCGGCTCAGACCATGCAATTTGCAAAACTGGTCGATTTTTGAAACATTCACTAGCAATTCTCCTCTCTGGGCTTGAAAATCGCTAGAAAATATGCTACTATGCAGATGTGAAGTACAAAGTGAATAGAATCTAGCGTATGCCCGATATAATATTGTCAGGGGCTTTTGGTTTTGTTTGCCCTGTGCTTTATATTATAGTAGCCAAGTGGCTATTTTTCAATAGTCAATTTTCAATCTCATAAACATTTGGCTATTTGCACAAAAAGAAAGGTCTTTTTCTATGCGCAATGTGGAGCGAGCTAAAAAAATCGCTGCTGACAAAGGTATCAATATATCTTTTGTGTGCAGAGAGATCGGAAAAAGCAGAGGTTACATCTCTCAAATGCTGACTACCGACAGAGACTTTCCAGATGAACTGCTTTTGCCAGTAGCCAATGCACTAGGTGTTACGGTTGAAGAACTCACCGGCGAAAGCGAGAAAAAAGAAAAGCCCAACGCCTTAGATGGCGTTGGGCTGGGTGTACTATTAAAGGAATGCGAAGGGCTGTCCAAGGAAGAGCTGGAAGAAGCCAGGGAAATTCTTGATCGCTTGGATGCAGATAAACTCAATGCTGCCCTGCTGATGCTTCGAGGACTTGCAGGTAAGCAATGAACTCTTTGAGTTGTTCTCTCGTCAGTTTTCGCATGAGTTCTTCAATTTCTTTTCGCGGTTCGTCCATGATTACCTCACTTCCTTATATAATGGGTGATTACAATGGTTGCTTTTGCTTGGGTTGTTATTATTGCCGGGCTTATCGTGGGCTTTGGAAATCGCGCAGATGAGAAGCGCGAGAACCCATCCGCCAAAGGCATGACGCGCGTACAAAAATGGTCGTTCGGTGCCGTTGCAGTAGCGGCGGTTTATGCCCTCATGATAGCACCGAGTTTGGATACGGGCACATCCGCGCCTGCAACGTCCGTGGAAGATCGTTCTGGCCCCTGCACATACAAAGTCACGGCTGACTTTGAGGAGGAGTGGAACAACTCCGTGGGCCATGACTGGAAGTTTTACGCCACGGTAAACGGGGAGACAATCACCAACAGTGGCGTGGAAATCACCTGTGACGTGGGAGACCGCGTGGATTTGTACGCCCAGTGCGTTGAGCGGGACACATACCCCGATATAGGAGAGGATAACTCCTATATCATTATTGAAGAAGATGATTTATGGAATCCTTTTACTGTGTATAGTGATGTTACGGTCACGGAAGATCGCGGGCGGTACGCCGGGAACACAGCCGGGATTGCCGTGACGTTTACGTTTGAACCTGTAGAATGAAACCATGTACTTGTTGTCCACACAATAGCATAAACTCGCGGCTTTTACCACGTCTAAAATTGCGTAAAAAAAGAGCGTTTCCCGGCATTCGACAGCTGAGAAACGCTCTTTTGGTATTTTTGCACAAAGGAGGATGACATATGTTGTACGATGCAAAGAGGATTGCAGCACTCATGGCACAGGCAAGGGAAAGGTCGGGCATTGCGCAAGAGACGCTTGCCGCGCTGCTGCACGTCAGCCCGCGCACGGTGCAGAGATGGGAGCACGGGGAGAAGCCGCCCACACTGGAAGATTTTATAAACTGGTACAGAGCGTTAAGTTTGAACTGGTTTCCGGATGTTCTCCGCCTGGCCCACCCGGAGTTGTACACCGACTTTGACGGCAGCCACGCGGATGTGGAGCAGAGGCGGAACGGGCTGTTTAAGTACCTGGCAGACTGCCCGCCGGGCGAAGTGGACAAGCTGGCATTCCTGATATTCGGCGCACACGGCAGTGAATGGCCGTCCATGCTGGACGAGTACGTAGCAAACGCCCATTGCAGCATGGCAAGCCGGACAGCCGTGTGCAGGCTGATAATTGACAACTACGAGCTGGAGTCCATCACCGGCGACTTGGTGGAGCCGGAGAAGGCAAAGCCGAACCTGCAAAACCTGCACAGCGCCCACGATGCAGGCAGACAGGCCGCCCAGATGAAGAAGAATGAGTACACCATGAAATAACTTGCCGGTAACTTGCCGGTAACTTGCTGCATAGGAGGTGCAAACCATGACGTGTGTGCGATGCTCAAGAGACATCCCAGAAGGGGCGCTGTTTTGCCCGTGGTGTGGCAAACGGCAGACGGTGGCCACCCGGCCAAAGGCAAGAAGGGCAAAGGGGAACGGCTCCATTGCACGTCTGCAAGGGCGCAGTTCACCCTACAAGGCCGTTTACAAGGGGGCCTATATCGGTTGCTATAAAACCAAACAAGACGCGGAAAGAGCAATTCTCGCGGCCTCAGAGCAAGAGCCTGATTTGGAGTACCGAAATTACACCATGCAACAGGTGTATGACGCGGTAGTTTCTGACCGCGCTTTCCGGCAGAACACAGAGAAGTACCGGATTGATGTGGCATCAGCGTGGAACTATATGATAGAGCTGCACAGCATCAAGGCAATCAACGTGCGAAAAGAAACATTGGAGGGCATCCTGTACCGGGCAGAGGATGAAGGAAAATCAAAGTCCCACCAGCACAAACTCCGCTCGCTCATGCACAAGCTCTGTATGTTTTGCGTCCAGCACGGGATCCATCAGACGGATTACTCCGAGGGCCTGAAACTCACCGCCGACGTGAAGAGCCAGCGTGTGCCATTTGACGATGCAGATTTGCGGCTGCTGTACCAGCACCGGTTTGAGCGTGTGCCAGGCATTATCTGGTTCTTGTGCATGAGTGGTTGCCGCCTTGTAGACCTCGCGAAGATTTCCCGTAATGGCTGCATTGACTTTGAGCGCCACGGCATCCGTCTGGAAGGCTCCAAAACTGCCGCCGGGAAGAACCGGTACATTCTTCTCGACCCCATCACGTGGGACGTGTTTATGCACTTCTGCAACGACACAAAGCCCGGCCAGCGCATTTTCCGCAGCCCAAATGGCAGCGCCTGGAACATCCGCAATTTCCGGATACGAGAATTCTACACGGGCCTGGAAGAAATAGGTGTGCAGAATCCGCACCGCTATGTCCCTTACTCATGCCGTCACACCTTCGCCAGTCTCGCGGCCAAAGCGAACGTGGACAAGGAAGCGCTGCAACGCGCCATCGGCCACCAGATCGGCAGTTCTGTCACGGACGATTATTACATTTCGCAAGATGCACACATCGCCGTCGCACAAGAAGAGTTTGAAAAAATGGCAAACGAGATTAAATGTATTATTGATGCAACGTAATTTGTTACACTATCCGTTACACTATGCGCCAAATTCCGCAGAATTGGAACACATTTGTTTTTGAACAAAAAACAAAAGGCACCATGCAAACAACGTTGCACGGTGCCATTTTGGTGCGCTGGAAGGGACTCGAACCCCCGACCTTCTGATTCGTAGTCAGAATTTTTGAGCGATTTTCAACGAAAATGAGTTTAACTGTTACTCTATTGTTGCATTATAAGTGCTTTACGCGGTCTCGT